CCGGGTTTTGCAGCGGCCGCCGCGCCCTCCTACTCATCGTTCCATCACCACACCAAGAGGTCTGATATATGGCTACTCGAAAATCAAAGTCGAAGAGTAATGAACAGATCGTTCAGTCCGCAAGGACCAAGATCCTTCAAGACTCTTACCCAAAGCTCGCATTCGGTGAACATGTCCCCGTTGGGGACCTGACACCTCGTGAGCGTAGGCTCGCTAAGATCGTAGAGTTCCAGCTGTATATCAGCCCTCGCGGTCGTAGTGTTGTAACGGGGTCCATGCTAATCGAGGGACGGGTGCAATCCTTTAAGCATGAATTAGATCATGCCGAGAAGGTTGCATTTCTCGACGTACTTGTGTACGTCTTGAATGTCTCTGCCGATTAGTTTAGGATACGCAGGTTCATAAGGCCTGCGTGCGATACGCTCTCACGGGCGTATCGTCTTAATGCCCTCGAGCATAGTTGGAGAAGCATATGGAGAATATTCACCGTCAAGATGCGCAGGTAATCGATAATGGTTACCTTGCGTACGTGCACAGCGGATCTACCAACACCACCGACACTTTCCAAAGTGCCGCCAGTGTAGTGGTTGTTTCTTCTCACGATGGTGTTCGCAACCCATCATGGCGAGAACAAGTCCGCCGTGTTAGTAGTGCTACAACCCCAGCTTCGGGGTTTAGGCTCTATCGAGACGGTTCTCCATGCACTGGTTTCATGTCCTATTGGACCAGTGCTGGGCAGGTCGGGAATAAGGCTACGATGTTCTGGCGCGATCTTCGCAAACTCTATTTTGCTGAGAATGCGATGACGACCGGAGTACCGTTTCCTTCTGTCCCTTCTTCCGCTTCTGCCGACAACCTGGCTATCGCAAAGTTATACGAGAAGATCATCTCTCTCGAATCCTCCGTTTCTGGAGGAGAAGACTTAGGTGAGATCTCGCAAACTGCGCGAATGCTCCGCTCGCCGATGAAGGCTCTGCGCACCCTGTGCACTGATACCCTTCAGCGTCACCATTCAGCTCTTGGCCGCCCGACACTACGTCGTGTGGTAAAAGCTCTTGGTGAAACGGCTCTCGAGTATAGGTTCGGGATTGTCCCGATCCAGAACTCATTAGTCGATGCGCTACAAGGCTTTAAGAACAAGGATTACTTGTTCAAGTACTTTCCGTTCGAAGTAAATGGGAATGTCGATCGTTTCATTGAAGGGTACTCGACGCAAACTTATGGCGCCGGATCCGTCAATGTATACGTTAGACGTACTCATCGTGCTTCCGTCCGGTATAAGGGGATCTGGAGTGTGAGCGCCGGAACAGACACTAGGTCTGTTCAGGATGTCTTACGCCTCAGATTCCGGGACGTTGTTCCTACTCTTTGGAACCTACTTCCCTACTCGTGGCTTGTAGATTATGCCACTAATGTTGGCACAATAGCGGATCAGTTTTCGGTAAACTGGAGTAACGTTAACTGGTGTGTCCGTACGTTGAGAGACACTCGGATGTCCGAGTATTTCCCAATAAGTATGGCTAACCCAGGCAGCAACTTTGGTTTTTCCCAAAGCATAAGTCCAGGAAAGCAAACTTGGGTTCGTACGTCCTTTCAGCGCTCTAACCAACAACAACAACCAAGGCCCACACTCGAAATCGATTTCGGGTTAAGTGGATCTCAGCTGTTCAATGTTGCCTCGCTGATAGCCTCTAGGATTCCGATCCTTAGATCAGCTACTCAGAAAGCGGTTAGAAAGCACCCTAGTCTCCCTTCTGCTCTCGCAGAGGAGATTAGGTTTGAGAAGATTCGCGTTCCCTATCCATTCCACTCATAGTCCTCTAGAGGATCGTTACATGCTTACTTCACCCATCACGGGTACCGCTGTGACGGGGCTTACTAGCCCCACCTACACGGTCACCGCGGACAGTCCTCCAAATTCCTACTCGAAACAGTTTGCTGTTACCGCCATTGGCGGTACGCAGACTGGCGTCGATACAGGAACCCAGACGACCCGTCCGTGGACTTTGACGTTCTCAAGACCGGCCAATGTCCGTCAGCTTAACGCTGTGGACAGCAACAATGTGTTGCGGTCGGTCCCAAATAACGTCTTTACGTCCTTGCTTCGCAAGGGCGTGACCGTTCTATCTGGCCAGCCTTCACGAGTTCACTCCATTCGCACGGAGTTTGTCGTGCCTGCTGGCTCTGATAGTGCGGACATTGCGAACCTGAAGGCAGCTTATAGCTGCTGGTCGGGCGCGCATGTCCAGGCCGCCAATAATATGGTGACCTTGATGACGACCGGTATCCTCTCGTGAAGCTTTCCCGCTTCCCGCGTAGACCTCGTGTCGTTATTACGATCGCTGTAATTGCGCTCGTAATAGCCTACCCGCAATTAGCCCCAATTCTGGGTCTAGTTGCTCCGTAGGTTCATCTTATCAACTGTAGGAGTTTCACGTGGTAATTTCACCCGTTGCTCTTTACGAAAAGTTAGTCTCCGATCTTGACTTCACCATCAGCAGGACCACCACCTATTCGGTGGAGAAGGTTCCATTGCACGTCAAGAGGTTTGCTGCGGAGTACCTCAAAGATAAGTTTCTTTCGAAGCTCATCCCGAAGGATTCCTCCAATGCAGACTTTGCGGCTTATTGGGCCTTCTATACTTCTAATGAGAAGTGTAGGACCTGGTCCCTAGCTATCAGCTCTTCACCTGAAGAACAGATGGTTGGGGAGTTCCTTAAGATTATGGAGGATTTCTTCCTCTCTGATCTCGGACCTGATTGTGAACTCAGCCACGCCAATATCGCGCTTCACGCTCGATGCGGGCCTGGTGCCGCAGTGGGGGCATCTGGTACATCTCATTATTCTAAGATGTACTCAGGTGAGCTCACTTACGGCGATCCTCAGATTCTCGATATTTATCGAGCTGACCTCTCTATGTGGCCGGAGGAGTCCTGTGCGGAATTGATCCGCCAAGAGAACTTCGGTTCACCTAAGTTGGTCAGAACTTCACGCTCAAGCTTCGTACCAAAGACGATGAAAACGTCGCGAATGATCTCAGTCGAACCAACGCTGAATATGTTCTATCAGCTTGGTCTCGGCGAGATAATAACAAAGCGCCTTAAAAGGTTCTTTGGTATTGACCTATCAACCCAGACATCCATTAATAGATATCTGGCTTATATAGGTTCATGCGTCGATGCTACGTTCGGCGATGGTTTTGCGACCATCGATTTGAGTAGTGCCTCCGACTCGATAAGTTTACAGCTCGTCTCTATGTGCGTCCCTCCTGAATGGCTTAGTGCCATTCTCGAGCTTCGCTCAAGGACTACAACTGTAGAACTGCTAGGGAAGGAGTTCGACGATGAGTTGTATATGGTTTCTACTATGGGGAACGGTTTTACATTCCCCTTACAGACGGCCATATTCGCCTCAATCGCGGCGGCAGCGATCTCTATGTCGGATCATGTTCTATCCCGCCCACGTGGGTGGGGTTTGAACCGGCCCGGCATGTTCTCGGTATTTGGTGATGACATCATTGTCCCCGCCAAGTGCTTTGAACGGACGCTGTCTCTTCTACGTCTGCTAGGGTTCACCCCGAACAGCGAGAAGAGTTTCGGCTCTGGCTCGTTCCGTGAGTCTTGTGGCCATGATTATTATCACGGTCACAATGTCAGGCCTGTATTCCTTCGAAAGATGGATACAGATACTGACCTCATGGTTGTAACGAACCTTTTGGTCGAGTGGAGTGCCCGGCTGGAGATTCCCCTTCCTAACACCATCGAATTCTGTATACGTAATCTTGATTACGTAAACTTTGTTCCTATGGGAGAGGGAGAGGATGCCGGCTTAAGGGTGCCCTATTCGATACTTATGGATTTCGGCGGAGCTAGTAACCCTCACCACGAAGGTTACCAGTCCCGAGTCTATACCAAAAGGGTTACGCACACGAAACGGGTGCGTATTCTCGATGGAACAATCCATGTTCCAAAGGGCGTTAGGCGATTCATCTACAATCCACCAGGATTGTTGGTGTCTTATCTCAGGGGTGAGATAAGAAACTGTTCCATCAGTTTGAGAAACTGGCGGCCAGTTTATCGCACGAAGCGGGCCGTTAGTCCCAATTGGGACTATCGGCCAACTACACTCGAGTCTCCTTGGATCGAGGGAGTCTCGGGCTCCGGCTCATTAGCCAAGAGCATAGATCGTATTCTGCGGCCCCATCTAGGGCTTAGGAAACGATCTATACCGCCTAAGCGAAAGCAGCTCAGGTAGGTCGGAGGGCTCGGTCTCTAACCAAGACCGGGGGCTCTCGTCACCGAAGTAACGAGGGTCGGAGCGGTTAATTCCGTTTTGGGGAGATGCC